CGCTTCATCCATTTCAGGTCTGCCACACGCTCGCTCATGCCGGCCCCGTCGTCGTCGGCCAGTAGACATCCGATCCGATATCTGCGGGCGGGTTGGCCTCGAGCAGGTTGCTCGCCGCCCGGATCGCTTCGATTGCCGCATCAACCTGGCGCAGTTCGGTGGCGCGCGCGGTTTCGTCTGGCGTCCAGGCCAGGCCGTCGATCAGGCGCTTGTTCTGCAACCGGACAGCCTCCCGGGTGCCGTTTGCGATGATGGTCGCCAGGTTGCGCTCGTCGCGCGCCCCGACCAGCGCCATCATCCGGCGCGCGGCCTCGGCCCGGACCTGGTCGACGGGCGTAAGTTGGGGTCTCAATCGTCTAACGGCCATCCACTAGCTCCATTGCAGCACCACGCCGGTGAAATAAATTTCCTTGGCGTTCAACGTCCGCAGCCGCCACTTCATGGACGTGCCCGAGGGCTGGGCGGAAATATCGAGCGTCTCGTCTTCATAAAAGTTCGTGCCGTCGCTGGCGCTACCGACCTTGACCAGCGTTGCCGCCGTCCAGGTCGTGCCGCCGTCGCGCGATACCTCGCCAATCACGTCTGTGTTGATGGTAATGGCGTCGATCGGCTTGATCTGCATCAGCAGGCGGGCGTTCGTCGGCACGGCCGTCGCCGTAAACGCATTCGACGGCAGCGTTATGTTTTGCGCCGTCGATGCAAGCGTCATTTCGAGCTCACCGATCTGCAAATATGTGGCGTCGCCGTCGTTCGCGCTCACGTTGATCCGGTAGTTCGTGTAGGACGCCGGCGAGGCGATGTCGTAGGCGCGGGTCTCGCTGGCGCTCCAACCGGTCTCACCGCTCCGGGTATCGAGGATATCCCAACTCGTGCCGTTCCAGCCCTCGAACGTCCAGTCTTTCGGCGTCCGCGCCGGATTTGTCGCCGCGGACGCTACCGTGTAGCGGGCGATCGTAATCGCCGACGCGAAATTGTATTGCAGCCAGCCGGTCGTGGTCGCGTTCGTCACCCAGAACCCGGTTGTGTCGTCAAGGGCGTTCCAAGCCTGGCGCGACGTGCTGAGCTCCGAACTGGCCGACGCCGTACCGCTCGGCGCCGTGTTCGACGTCATGGTCGGAATTTGGTCTGCCGGCGAGGTCATCGCGGACTTGTAAAGATCGGCCGTCGCATCGTAGACTTGGTTCGTCGCGGCGCCGGTGTCGACGTCGGTCTCGTCGTCAAACGGGTCGGCGATGCCGTCGATCATATTGAGCCGATCACCCTGCAGGTCCGCGATGGCGAGGGCATTGAGCAGTACGTCCGTCGGCGTGGCGCTCGCCCCGCCACCGCCAGGCGGCACCGACCAGGTGCCATCTGCCTTCAGGTACTTGCCGGCCACCGCGTCACCCGCCGCCGGCGCCGGCGCCAACCCCTTGGTACCACCCGAGCCGGTATCGCCGACCAGCGCCTCGACAAGCGCGGTCAGTTGCGCCGTGGTCAGGTCGATCGCGTCGGCCGCCGCGCCGGTGTTGTTGCCCTTCACAGTATTCGCCGGCATTTGTGCCAACTTGGCGTTCGTCGCAGCGTTCGCCGCAAGCTCGCCCGTTCCGACGGCACCCGCCACGATCCGCGCCGCCGTCACCCAGTCGTTCGCCTGGATCGCCGTCAGCGTCGCGTTGATCGTGTCGATCGACGTTTTGACCTCGGCGAAGGTGTCCATGGTCGGGTCGGCGCCGGCGAGGATCGCATCGATCCGGGCGATCTCGACATCGAGCGCCGCCTTGACTTCGGCGAAAGTATCCATCGAGACGTCGGACGCAGCGAGAATGGCGTCCGTCACGGCCTTCAGGTTGTCGAGCGCGTCCGATACAAACACACCGGCCACCGTGCCGCTGTCGTTGTCGATCTGCGAGGCGTCATAGTCGCTCGCCGCAGCGGCCACGTCGCCGGTCCGCCCGAACACGCTCAGCACGGCGCTCGCACCGAGCAGCGTCTGCCAGTAGGTCTGCCAGTCCGCGCCAACCACCGGTTCGCTGGTGGCGCCGGACGTGTGCGGCAGGAAGCACAAATAGGACGAGCCCTGACGCGAGACCACATCACCCGTCAGATAGGCCGTCGCCGTCGCCCAGGTGCCGCGGGGCGTAATCGAGCGCGGCAAAAACACCTGCCAATAGGTCGCCCAATTGGCGCCCGTGCCCGGCGTGTCGGCGCTGGCCGACGTATGGGCCGCGATGGCGATATAACTAACGCCGTCGTAGTGCACGACGTCGTCGACGGCATAGCTGGTGCCGGTCGCCCAGCCACCGCGCGGCTGCACCCCGTTGTCACTCGGTGCCGCCAGCGCGATCGGCAAACCATTCGCATCGAACGCCAGCCACTTCGACGCTCGCGCCGCCTTTAACGGTATGGTCAGATCGACGGCCTCGTCGGCCGGCGAGAGCGCCGGGCGCCGCGCGAGCTCGCGGTCGTGTTCCTGGACCTGGATTTGCAGATTGTCGAAGTCGGCGTTCAGGTCGCTCGATGTCAACGCCGTCGGCCCAAGGTCGGTGATCCGCTCGACCGTTCGGGCGCCGACCAGGGCATAGATGTCATTTGCCGTTGCGCCGGTGACCAGAGTCACCGTGCCGCCGGCCTGGTTGCCGGCGTTCTGGACCGTGTAGTCCGTGGTCTCGACCAGTTGCGTCGCCACACCGTCGCGTTCGCGCCAGACCGCGATGTCGGCCGCCAGCTTGATCGGGAAATCATAGCTGAACACCGTCTGGCCGGCGCTCGCCGTTAGCCGGATGATTCGGTCGTCGAAGGGAAACGTCAGGTCCGTCATCGCCCCGCCCGCAGTTACCCCGCGCGGCGCCGGTCATGGGGGAACCCGACGCCGCGCGGGGCGGTGGCAACATGCTTTCGCAGGGACAGAATAAGGCCGCACGGGGTGGCGGTGCATGGCAAGGGCGGGGACGGGCGTGGGGTATCGGTGGGGTCAGCCGCGATGGAACCTGAGATTGCAGTTCTTTCGGATCGAGGCTTTCTCAACGGCTTCGAACTCACCCTTGAGGCGGCCGAGTTCCGCCGCCGTCTGCCCGTCACCGTTGAGCATGAAGATCGGGAAAAGGATCACCACGGCCGCAGCCGTCGCCACGAAATCCATCGTCGCGTTGCGGTCTTGCTGACCGGTTACCTCGGCGACGCGAGCCGAAATCCGCTTGGCTTCGTCGGCCAGTTGCGCGCACGTAAAATCGCGATACTGCAGGGGCGACACATAGACCGCCCGAATATTGCCCGATGAACTCGCGCAACCGGCGAGCACTAGACACACAATCAGCCCAAAAGCCCGCATCACCACCCCTCCCTTGACAGCCGTAAGAAGAAATCTCACCATGCCAGAGCCTTCGCGTTTTGTGAAGGTCGGGATTAGCACCCCGTTCGCACTGGTCTTACCTTATGGTCGGGCCACATGGGCCGAAGTCTCCCCGCGGAAACGCTAGGATTTCGGGCCGTGTCCAGTGCGCGGTTGTGCTAACCTGTGTGTGCCCGGCCACCCGATTAGCACCGGAACCGGGCTTCAGTTCCAGCACTGGAGTACCCGTCATGACAACCCAACTGTCCGTCATCCCCCTCGCTTTCGAAGAAAATCTGGTCCGCGTCGTCAAGCGAGATGGCGAACCCTGGTTTGTTGGCATCGATGTTTGCCGATGCCTGGACCTCAAAAAACCGGAAAACACGCTTTCAAGCCTCGATGATGATGAGAGTTACACCCTCAGTAAGGGTGTAACTAATGGCCTAGACGGTCCGAACGCGCGCATTGTGATCTCTGAACCCGGCGTTTACCGGCTGGTTTTCCGCTCCCGCAAGCCCGAAGCCGAGCGTTTCAAGCGCTGGCTGGCCCACGAGGTGATCCCCGCGATCCGCAAAAACGGTCGTTTCGGCCCTGAAACCAGCGTCTCCGAGCCGGTTCCCTCCGAAGCCGTCGCCAGCCTTGCCGTGATTTCGCTCAACCTGAAGCTGGTCAAGGAATGCCGCAACCTGTTCGGCAGCGAACGGGCACGCGGACTTTGGGCCGAGCTCGGTCTGCCCGAGGTGCCGCTGGCCCCGCCGACCGCCTATGATGAGGCGGTGCAGTGTCTGACCCATTTGCTCACCGCACCGTCGCATGACGGCAACGCCAGCATTCGCGACACCCTGGAGCTGGCTTTCGAGGACGACCTGAATGCCAGCGTCCACATCCAGGCCAGCGGCCTCCGCGTCGTCGCCACGCCGTCGGAAGGTTTCGTCGTCGCCAACCACCACCCCCGGTTGGCGGAAATCTTCGCCGGCACGCCCTGGACCAGGGGCCGCCACGCCCGCGTCCTCCGCCGGCTTGCCGGCAGCGGCATCTCGGGCTCGGTCCGGGTCGATGGCGTCACCCGCCGCGGCACCCTGCTGGCGCCCGACTGGCTCGACGAGGCGAAGCTGTTCGCCGGCTAGCGATATGTGAAGGCTTCGCCGGCCCGCATTCACTTCCTGCGTTTGCGCTTGTGGCTTTTCGGCTTGACGCCACTCAGTCTGCGGACATCGCCGAGGATTTTGTCGATGTCGGCATCGGCGCCGTCTCGCAGAATGCGCTCACGGATCGCCGGCCAGGCCTGTTGCAGCGTTTTGCCATCGACGACCCCGGCCTTGCTGATCAGCGCCTTGTAGGCGCTGGCAATAGCGGGCGCCGCCTCCTCGAGTAGCTTCAATTCCTGGCCCGGGTCCATCGGTTTCTTTTGCTTCCAGCCCCGCGCCCGGATCGCAATGAGGGCGTTGCGGGCTTCGCCCATGGCCATCCGCGAGAGCAGGTCGTCAGCGACCCGCTTGGCCGACGGCGACACCGTCTCATAGCCGTCAATCAGGGCTTTTCGCACTTTTGAAATGACCCGCGAGACGACGCCGGCCCGCGCGAACGGATGCAGGCCGTTTGCTTTTTTCGCAAAATGCGTTTTCAGGATCGCATAGGCCCGCTCGTCCAAGCTCATTTTCGCCAGATACTGCTCGGCGCCGCTATCGTCGCCGTCGTCAACGAGCCGCTTATAGCTCCGGGCTTTTCGGGTCATCAGTCCACCGCGCCGGCCGACCTGGTGCCAGAATTCCTTTTGCGACGTCGAACCGCGCGAAATATCGCGGATGAACCGATGGGTAAAAACCGTGTCGTCGAAACCGAGGTCGGGCCGGTTCGCGTTCAGGGTCTGGTTGGTGTGTTTCAGAAACTCCCGACCCAGCGTGCCGCCGACCGTGCGAAAGACAAAGTCCACGTTTTGCGGCGAGACGCCGAGGCGCTTGCCGATCGAGCGGGCGAATTCCGAGGTGTAGGTGTTGAACTGCAGTGCCGGCTCCAACGCTTTCATGTGCTCGGGCACCACGGGCCGGTCGAACCGCCGGTCCTTGTTGAAGCCGAGGCCGAGCACAAGATCGGCGACCGGCGCATTGAACGGCGGCAACATCAGATCGACCAGGCCGTCACGCAAACGCTGCCAGGCCAGCGGATCGTCTTTGGCAATCGCGTCGTAGCTGCGCTCAAAGACGTTCGAAAGGAACGCCGGCTCAAACGGTTTTGGGATGGCGGTCCACTCACCGAACAGCTTGACCATCCAGTGGGTCGCCTTCAGATAGTCGCTGATCTCCTCATATTCCGGATCGTCGCGATAAAGCGCCGTCAGCGTGAGCCCGAACAGACCGAGCGCCGTCGCCTTGGCCCAAATCCGGGACGACGCCGGCAGGGCAGCCTGCTCCTGCTTTGTGAGCACCTGCCCCGTCAGAGCCTTGATGGCGGGCACAATGGCCGCCCGCGAAAACTTCTCGACCCCCTGAAGCGCCGCGTTCGTGAACGTCGCCGTCCGCCGGATGTGCAGCATCCGTGCGCCTTTGCGGGAAAAGTCAATGAAATCGCGTGCGACGTAGGCCGCCTCGATCAACGCCTCGCGCTCGGTTAATCCGCGCGAGCGGTGCATCTTGTACGACTGCTCGAACAGGCCCTGGCGGGTCGCGGTCTCGCTCAGTTCCGTCGCCGAGAGCAGCTTTTTAAAGAAGGTCGGCAACGACGTCACGCCCTGCACCACGTAGCCCTTTCGGCGCATCTGGCGGATGTCGGCATCGACGCGGACCTTCGAGACCGCCGAGACGTTAACGCCGCCGTGAATGCCGCCGAAGGAGTTATAAAGCCGCGAGATCTCGCTGCGCGTGATTTCTGACTTGAAGCCGCGGGCCGCGTCGACGAACGGGCGATAGCCCTCGTTCAGGACCCAGGCCGCCATCTGGTCACGCACCAGGTTCGCGAACATGAACGACGGCGAGGCGGTGACACCGGTTCTGAGGATCGTGCTCGGTCTCGAGACCGTGGCGATCCACAGGCTCGACACATCCCGGTTCATGCCCGTCAGGGCGCCGTACATCTCGCGCCCGAAACGGCCGTCGGCGAGACGAAGCGCCTGGCGCTCGCCGTCGCGCCAGACATAGATCACGTTCTCGCCCAAGCTACCCTTGGCACCGGCGCCATAAAACACCCGCTGTTCGCCACCGCCGTCGACCGCTTCATCGGCCAGCGTATTGAGCGTCGCCGCGTCCTGACCGTCGAGATGGCCGGCACGGACATCGCCGGCCACCGCATGATCGAGCCCGATGCTCACCTGCTCGTCCGGGCTCAGCCGTTCGACAATCCGCCCACTGCCAAAGCCGGCCCGGACGGAAAGGTCCTCCAACGCCTTGAAAACGTCGTTCCGGGCAATGATGGCGCGGGTTTGATAGCTGTCCATGATCATCGCCTGGATCGGGTTGACGATGTCGCGGTCCGAGCCCTTGAACTTAAACAACACCCCCTTGGCGCCGCTGTCGCTACCGCTCCGGGTCAGCGCCTGCACCTGCTTGTCGCTCATGTCGCGCAGTACGGGGACATAGAACGGCCGCGTAAGACCGGCCTCGTAGGCGTCCTTTGTGATCAGACCGGCCTCGTATTTCAGCCGCCACTGCTGGCGCCCATAAGCGTGCACCTTCATCGCCGCGGCCCGAAAGTTCGGCCGCGCCGCGTCCATCTCGTCGACGAAGCGGAGCAGCGATCCGGCCGGCTCGGCGTCCGGCGGCCCCGGCAGGTCGCCGTCGAAAAACCGCCGCCACTCGACAAGCAGCCGGAGCGAAGCCGTGTAGGCGCCGAAATCATCGATCATCTGATCCGACCAGCGCCCGGAGCCAAACGCCTCTTCGAGGGCCGCGAACATGCTCGGCCCCTCGGGGTCGCGGCCATGATAGGGCGTGACGCCGTTGGCCAAATCCATCTGCCCGGCGGAATGGGCTCCCCGCGTCAGCCGGGCCAGCTTATAGGCGTCGTTCGCCGCCTTCAGGTCGATAAGCTCGCCGGTGTTCTCCTGATAAATCTTCGCCAGCGCCCGCACCGCCCTGTTGATCGGGTTCAGGTCGTCGACAAAGCTCGTGTAGACCCAATTCCCCACGGCCGGGATCGCGTCGAAGACCGTCTCATCGCGCTCCCTGATGCCGCTGCGTTTCTGGCGCGAGCGCTTCCACGACACCACACGGCCACGCATGGCATCTCTCGAGGATTGCACCAGCGTCGTCTGGTAGTCGGCGCTGGCGGCATCGAGAGACGCCAGCATCTCCGGGTGCCGGCGCTCGAATATGTCGATGAACTCCTTGGTCAGCGTCGCCATGTTCTTGTTCACCAGCGGCCGCGCTGTCATGTAGAAGTAGAGGAAATCCGCCAGACCTTGCTGCTCGGCGGTCGGGTTGCCGGCCATCTCGACGAGATGGCCGTAAGAATTCGTCACCCGGCGGAGAAAGCGCGCATTGGAGTCGAGAAACAATTGCGTCCATTTCCGGTCGCGGGTCGTCAGCAGTGAAACGATGTGCTCAGCGGCGCCGCGCGCCACGATCGGAAAATCGTTCAGATGCGCCACCCGCAAAACGCCGCTGTCATAGCCCCTCTTGCCCTTGACCAGGCCCTGCCGGATATCGAAACCGAGACCCCTTGCGAGGTCGCGCGACACCGACTGGACGCTCGGTGGCTTGGGCACCGCGTCACCGACCAGGCGGGCGGTTCTCTGGCTGTCGGCGATACCTTTCGCCGGCCGCGCCGCGATCACCGAGAGCGGCGCGCCGGCCTCGGCGCTGGTTGCCGGCGCCCGGCGCGGCGGCCGGCGCGAAGCAAATTGTCCAGGGAACAGTTTCGGCGAACGTGGCTCATAGCGCGGCAACTCAAAGCGTTCATGCGACAGCGCCTCCGCCGCCCCTTGGCGCGAGCGGTTGATCCAACGCCGATAGGCCGGATCGAGATCGTCGAGGATCCCTTCAAAATCGCGGAACGCCTCTGGCACCCGGTTGCGAAACCTGCCGGGGTGCATCTGATAGACCCACAATACCGTCTCGAACACATCTACCAGTGGACCCTGCCCCGTAGCCTCGCGAAAACCGTCGTTCGCGATCACAAGGGCCTCATGAAACCGGGTGATGAACTTTTCAAGGTCGCCGCGCTTCTTGCCCACAAGGTCGCCACGCCTCCCGCCAATAATCTTCGCAATCTGCCTGTCGTGGTTCTGGCGGATGAAGCGCCGCAAATCGTACATCAAAAAATCCCGGTCCGGGAGCAAATGGTTATCCGACCGCTCGAAGCGGGCCGCGATCGGGCCGCGCTTGAGGACATGGAACGTTTCGTTCGCCACCGGGTCTCCGGCGATGTCACGCTCAGATCGGATGGTGTCGATCACCGTCGGCAGGTCCTGCTCACGGGCCGCACTGCGCCGTTGCTGAGTCAATATGCGCAGTTTCAGGACGTCCTTGCCAAGCCCCTCGAACTGGTCGGTCGCGAGGATGGCGTCGAAGGTCCGGCTCAGGTCGGGCGCAATCTCGTTGGCGATTTTCGGATGCGCCACATAAAGCTCGACGAATGTCGCGCCGGCGTCCTGGCGCACCGGCACGCCCTGCTTGGCCGCCTCTTTCTTGATCCGCTTCAGTTCCGGGGCGAACTGTTTCTCGAAGGCGCCAAAATCAAAATGCGGATCGGCGCGCCAGGCCTGAACCGTCGAGATCAATTCACGGTCGCCGAGAAAGGAGGGCTGGAAGTTCTTTTTCGGATCGCCGCCCGGCAGCCCCTCGCGGCCCCGCACCACCCCGCCGCCACCGAGCACGAAGCCGAACCCGCCGCCGACGGCGATCCCGAGGGCACCCCCGACGGCGGTCCTCAGCGGATCGAATTGATCCTGCACGCCGGCGGCGATGTTGAGACCCTGCACGATAGGATCGACGGCGACGTTGATGGCGCCGCCGGCGACGGCCTGCTCGACCGCTCGCGTTCCGCGCGCTCCGAGCTTTGTGGCCAGCTTCCCGCCGGCGGTTATGAACCTCGGCCCGGGAATAAGAGACTCCGGCGTCGGTGCAGAACCAGCCAGTTGCCCGACCAGCGCCACCGCGGCCTCCGACGTCGTCTCGAACCCCGGCATCTGTTCGAACCGGCGACGGCGGGCGCGCGCCTCGCCCTCGAGCACCGCGGCCGAATACGGGTCCGTCCTGGCCAGGTCTTCCATAAACAATCGGTTCAGATAGTTGTAACCGGCCCCGGCGATCGTGCCGTTGAAAAAGGCATCGCGGGCGTTTGCCTTGAAGCGCTCGTAGAGCGACGGTCCGAGATTATGATCGGCCGCATTGATCGGCCGCACCGTCTGCTCGACCGTCGTGTCGGCGAGACGGTATTGCGCGAACGGGTTCGGCCCGGCCGGGTCCTTTGCAGGGGCGGCCGTGGGCCGGCCCGCTTCGTTCGGTGATCGGTTTTCCGGCATGGCGCCCTCAGCTGGTCGGAACTGCACTCGGCGCCGGCGCCTTATCCCGGACCTTGCCCTTTCCGCCGCCCTTGCCTTTCATCTCCTCCTGAATTTTGAACAGCTTGTCCTGCAAGTCGTGCAGCCGCCGGAATTCGTCCTCGGGCACGTCACCGGGGTCCGGGTCCAGGTCATAGACCATGGGCGCGAGACCGTCGGCGCCCTGCAACGTGCCGCCCGTGGGGCCCTCGTCCAGTCGCTGGCGCACGTCGTCGATGTTTTGCTGCAACAACTCCTGCTCGTCCGGCGTCAGCCGCCCCTTGAGCTGATCGAGCAACTGTTTGTGATCGATTTGTTCCGGAGCCCCGAACAATAGCCTTGCAGCCGGGTTATTATTATCCCCCGCGTCCGGCGACGACGGGTCCGGGACCGCACGCACCTTGCCGGTCCCCCGGCACACCGGGCAGATGTTTTCGCCGCCGCCCGGCGCCGGTATCCTGCTCTGATTAGCCGCCATTTCCTGACCTCGCTTTTCCAATCACCCGCCCGAACCTGTTCACCACACCGGCCGGCGCACTCTGGCGTCGCCTGGCCGTCGTACCCCTGACGCGCCGCTTGCCGAACGTGTCGACGAAGTCACCCGCCGGCGCCGTTTCCTGCCGCGTCGACGGCAGACCACCACTCAGCCGATCCAGTTCGTTGCGCGCCGGGCTCGGCCCGGCCTCCGTCGCGGCCGGCGCCGGCGGCTCGACCTGGAAACCACCCAGCTCGGCATCCGCCGGCGTCATGGCGGCAAAGGGATCGCGCGGATCGGCGAGGATCGCACGAGCCGAACCGGGGCCGAACTCCTGGTCGAAATCGCCGGCCGCATCCGGGTCGGCGATCAGGTGCTGAATGGCGGCAAACGTCGGTGTCCGCTTCGAGAACGGCCGCTCCCCCGGCACCGGGGCCGCGAACGGCGTGAAACTTTCACCGCTCGGCCCGCCATCAATAAACAGCCCGTCGTCGGACACCAGCGTCGCATCGGCGATATCGCCGCGCCGGGCCAGCGCTTCCAGCTCGCGGTTGCCCGGCCGGTCGCCACGCCTCAAAGCCGCCAGCACCGGCACCGAGAAATCGTTGCCGGCAATCGTCTCACGTCCGGCCCCGATCATGATATCCGAAAACACCTGATCGGCTAGCGGCCCGTAGGTCGCCTCGACGAAGCCCGCCAGCGACCGGATGCCGGCGCTGATGTTCCCATTCGCATCCGGCTGCACGCCGCGCAGCATAGCCCGCGCCTCGGCCCTGGGCAGGGTTTCGGGCGATATCACGCCGGCGTCCGCCTGCAGCCCCATCATCGTCGTGACATAATTCTGCTCGCTTTGCGGATCGCCCGGCACCCGGGCCGCCTTGGCCTCCTTGGCCGCCGGCAGATCGGCGACCGACGCCGCCGGGTCTTCGAGACGCTGGCGCCTCAGTCGGCCGACCTCGGCATCGAGACGCCTGTAAACCGGTCCGAGAAAAGCCTGCATGGCGCTATCTTCCGGGAACGCCAGATCGAGCCGGCCATGAAAATCTTCCTCGGTGGCCAGCGCCAGATTGTCGAACACGCCGGCAAACACCTCGTCGGCATAGCGGGCCCGAAAGCCGTCGACGATGTCGGCCTGATCGGCCTTCGGAAAATCCCCCAGCATGTCGCTGTTGGCGACACCGTCAAGGAAATCGAGTTTGGCCGCTGGCGTGTCCAAGTGGTCATAGACACCGGCAATCCGCGCCTCGACCACCTTGCGCGCGGTTGCGTTGAGAATTTCCGCCTGCCGCGCCGGCGACAGCAGCGGTGCGCCATCCGGGCCGGCCGCCGCCAGCGCCTCGGTCAGGTCGGCCGTCTCGCCGGCCAGCGCAGCGGATGCTTCCGGCGTCGTCGCCAACCTGTAGGCGTTTTTCGCGAGCGCCGTGGTGCGCGACGTGATCGCCGCATCGAGCGCCCCGACGGCCTCGGCCTTCTGGCGCCGCATGGCCTCACGGGTCGCCCCGTGCATCGCACTGAGGCGTTGCCGGTTGAACACCGCCTCGAACTGCGGCAGCACGGCAGCGGCGAGGTTTTCATCCGCCCCCAGTTTCTCGAGCCAGCCGGCGGCGGCGCCATCCAGCGATTTGGCCAACCCCACCGGGTCGCCGGCGTGCTGTGTAGCCAGCTCGTCGACCTGGGTCGCGACCGCCACCACCATTTTATTCTTAAACGTTTCGATGCCGCTCGCATCAAACGCCGCGCCGAAGATTGTCTGGTCGCCCGTTGGCTGAAAGCCGTCTTCGCGGCCGGCCAGCGCACCGCTTTTCTTGCCCTCCGCCAGGGCCGCCCGGTCGGCCGCCTGGCCGAGCTTCGCACCGATCCGGTCGAGGCCGCGCGCGAACTCGGCCGCCATCCCGAGCTTGATATCGCCCAGCGCCCGGGCCGCGGCCGCCTGCCCGCTCGTGGTGACGCGGGTGTCGACGCGCCGAACCCGGCCGTCGAGCCGCGGCGTGCCGGTCCGGCCGGCGACCGTGTTGACGTTCGACGTGCCCGGAACGCCGCCGACGCCGCGTCTGTCGCGATTGGCCATCAGGGCCGGCCTGGCGCGAAGCGCAGATCATTCGGTCCGCGCGAGCCACCCGACGTCCGCGACCGCACCGTCGGACCGCCGCGCCGGCTGACGTCGGAAATGAAATCAAGGGTTTTTATGGCGGCCGAGAAAAACCCGCTCTGGCTCGCCGCATTACCGCGGGCCAGGGCGACAAACCCGGATGGATCACTCGGGATCAGATCTGGGAACGCGAGCGAACCCTCGAGCCGGGCCGGCAGGCCGGAGAGGTTCGCATCACGCCGGACCCTGGCGATATCCTCGTTGGTTCGCGATGCGATGTCTGCGGCCGCGTGGGCCGGCGTGCCGAAGCTGCTATCGACACCACCGGCGGCGAACGCAACCTGGGTCTGACCGATGGTTTCTGCCATCCGCTGTAGCAGATTGGCGACGGTTTCTTCCGAATTGAGCTTGGCCACGTTGGCCGCCAGGTCGCGCCCGGCCTGGCCGAAGTCGAGCCCCGCCTGGTCGACCACGGCATTGCTCTGGGCCGCCAGCTCGCGGGTCCGCCGGGTGCTGGCGGCGGCCTCGGCCTCGAAGCGAGACTGCCTCTTGGCACTCGTACCGCCAGCGATCGAACTCAATGCACTCAACGCCGTTGAGCCACCCTGCAGGGCGGTTTCGACAGAAAGCCCCTCGGCACCGATCCCGAGTGTCGTCCCGATGCTCGAAAGCCCGGTGCCGACGCTTCCAATGCCGCTGGCGATAGCCGTCCCGAGCCCTGCAATAATCTCCATCAGTTGACCTCCAACACCAGCGACATCACCTCGAGCGGTCCGGGCGTTGGCTGGTCGATCGTCACCAGGCCATTATCGCTCGAGCCAAGCAGGCGCGGCACCACGACCTCCTCGGTCAGCAGTTTTGACATCATCGGCGTATCGAGAGCGACCGCGCCGAACTGATCGACCGTGATCTTCCGGCTGTCGGCATCGTTCGCCGTGACCCGAAAGTTGCCGGTCCGATAGACTGAGGCCCGCACCGTATGTATCCGTTTCTTTCGCCGCAGAACCGTGTCGTCCTGAAGTTTTTCCAGCATCGGCATGGTCGTCACGCTGGGCGCGAAATCAATCCCGACATCGACGACCGTCGCCGCCGTCGCCAGCGTGATCTGGCCACTCGCGACCGTGAACGGTCCGGCCGGCGTGCCATCGGCCATGGCCCAGACCGTCTTGCCCTCGAGATCGGTCAGACCGCCGATCACCGTCGTCGGTGAAGCAAACGTCTGGCGCACCGTGGCGTCGCCATAAACCCCCTCGACGATCTCCTCGAGATAGACGTCCGTCTGTCCTGATACGGTGCGCTCGACGGCCGCCCAAATGCGCCGCGCGCCATCGACCAGAAAATCCCGCCATAGGCCATCGCCGTGGCTGAGCTTCGACCAACCCGCGACATCCTGATCGCGCAACATCGTCATCACCGCGCCCGACCCGTCGGCGTTGACCACCAACAGGAGTGAACCCTCAGAAGTTTCGGCGGCCGGTCGATGGGTCAGACTGATCGCGTCGGAAATCAGATGCGAGGCGAGCAGTGACGCGGCGCCGCCGGCATAATCGGCCTGGGCGTCGTCCCACAACATATCGCGGATCACGGCGCCACCCGACTGGATATAGAGCGTTCCGCCCTCGATGCCGACGACCGGTGCACCCGGCTTCGATCCAAACGTCGTCGTGAGGACGAACACCACCGGCTGGGTCGCGTCGATGACCCGCGTCGTGACGTAGAATTCGCCGAAATCCGTCAGGCATTGGAGATGCCGGCCACTGTGCAGCTTCAGGACATTGACCACCTCGTCGGCATCCAGGGCCAGCGTCAGGGCCTTGGCCGACGCCCCGATCTGGTCCGTGTCAAAATTGAAATAGTCCGCCAGCTTCGAGGCAACGACCACGTGCGGAAACAGATAGAGACCCCCCATCCAGAGGCGATCCTGAAACCAGGTCGCGCATCGCGGCCAGCCTTGTTTCGTGCCGAATATGGGCGCACCGGACGAGACGTCGCGACCCTGAACGACGCTGGTCGTCGTCACCGTCACGCCGTCGTTGCCGACAACATCGGCCCGGATCAACGGCCAGAACCGGGCCGCGTTGGCACCACCGACAAAATCCACGGTGAAATCGAGATTTGTCGCATCGGCCAGATCGACCGTGACGGCAATGCCGGCCGCGATATTCGGCAAACCCTCGAGGGCGCCGACGAGCGCCGTCGCCATGGCCCCGGCGTCGCTCGATTTGGTCACCGGCACCGTTTCCAGAAATTCGCACGTCAGGATGATCGCCTCACCGTCGGCGATCCCGGCAACCTTGATCTGCTGGCGCTCGTCCTGGCCACCGGAATAGACCGGTGACGTCGACTGGGTGTCCACGTTGGTGAATGTCGGTAGCTGCGACTGCCACTCGTCGTCGGCGCCCTGGCGCTGGCACATCCAGATGACTTCGTGGTGAAAGAGGAGAAGCGTGTCGTGGCTCTGAGCGTTGTCGATCTCGCGCAACTGGCTGGATCGGTATGGCAGCGCGATTGCCGACTTCCACACCCCGTCGCGATAGACATCGGCATTCCGGTCCGTAGCGAAAATCTGATAGGTTTCAGAATCAGAGAACGCAACGGCAGCCTGCGGACCGCAGAACAGATCGTCTTTTCGACCCACAACCGCACCGTCGTCAGGGTCGTGGCACCCGTCGCCACGCCGCCCACGACCACCATCCGCCAATAGCGCGCCGACTGGGCGCCTCCCGGCGCCGTCGCCATCCGCCTGGTGCGGAGCGACGTCCGGACATTGACCGGGCCGCCAAAATCCGACCAAGTGACACCATCGCTCGACCACTGCACCTTGACAGCATCATCGGCACCCGTCGTCGCCACACTGACATTTTCGAGATCGACAGCCGCAATGGTTTGCGCGGCAGACAAATCGATTTGAAACACCACGAACGGATCGCCGCTGGTGATCGCGGTGGTAAAATTTGTCGCCGCCTGCTGGTCGAGCAGATTGGCGATCGTGCCGCCATTCGGCGCCGTGATCATCGACGCCGTCAGCGGCACCGCCCGGAGCTGGCGCCGCAGTCTGCCCTTGGTGACACCGCCGCCGCGCCGGGCGACGCCGCCCTGCGGCCGGACAATGACGTTCAAGCCACCACTCAGGCCCTGGTAGTATTGCTCGAGATCCCCGCGATCGACAAGCCGAGGATCGAGCACGCCCTTGGTAAAGTTGTTCTGCTGGCGCCCGGCCCCCCGCGTCATCCTAGTACCTCGTCGTGATCAAAGGTCCCGGATCACCCGCCGTCAGAGTCGGGCTCGGATGGGCCATGGCGTCCGCGGCCTTGGCCCTGGCCAGTAGCCCCAGATCGCCCGGAAACCGCGGGTCGCCGTCGAGCAGGGATAGATAGTATTGCGAACTCTTGATGTCTTCCTTCATCGCCACGGCGAGGTGCGCGGCGATGGCGAGAATAACGCACTGGCGAAACAGCGGCTGCCAGTCGAGCGGGCTTGGCACGAAGCGGTAGCGGGCCCAAAGCGCCGTCGCATCGCTCTCGATGGTGTCGCCGACCAGTTCCCAGAGCTTGAACGGCAGAGACCAGTCCGCGCTATCATAGATCGCATCGGGCGCCTGCAGGCGGTCACCCGGCAACTGGAAGGCATAATCCCAGGGCCCCGTCGGCGCCGCCGCCAGCCGCGACAACGGCGCCGTCTTGGTCGCGAACGACCAGCGATTGAGCCCGAGCAGAATGTCGAGCTGATCGTCGTAGGCCGACAGCACGGGCGCCGCCCCCTCCGCCTCTTCCGATTGGATCGGCAATTCGGCGATGCGGGCGAGCGCCCGGTTGCAGATGTCGACGCGGGTCGTCATCAGACGATCGGATAGGCCGAAACGGTGACGACGGTGCCGCTGTTGGCGGTCACCATGTAAATCCGCGGCACCGGCGTGCCGTCGAGATCGAGCGATCCGAGGATCAGGTCGCCGACTTTGAGTTGCGCCGCGAAGCTATCAAAATAGTTCGCGGCATCGACGGCCGCCGCCGCGTCGTTTGTCGATAGCGCCCACAGGCCGTTTTGCTGACCGGCGGCGGTCGAGCCACCGAAGCTGATGCGGCGCAGATTTTCAGCAGATAGTGCCATTTTCTAGTCCTCATTCCAGAAATGCAATGGACCGGCGCGGTCAGGCCGCGCCGGTTATACTGACAGCCCGGATCAGGCGATCGCGACACTGTTGTCGGCAATGCACTTCACCAAACCTTCGGCCTGGCGAATTTTGCTCGCGATCCCCATCCAGTTGTTTGCGAGCCACGCGGTCTTGGCGTTTTCCCAGGTAATCCGCGACTGGACTTTCTTGTTATCGACCGAGAGCACGGCCGGCTTGTGCCACATATAGAATTCGAGACCGTTGGCACCGTTCGCGGTGAAAATGCCCTCCGGGCCGAGGAACCAATGCACGCCGTTCCAGAACTTCGACACCGAGCCCTGCATGAAGCTCAGATTATTGTCGCCAACCCAGTCCGCGTTATTGAACTGGGTGAACGTCATCATCTGGTTCCACATAGTCGACGGCAGCATGCAATACACCTGACCGTCCCACGGGACGTCCTGTTGCTGCATGATCCGGATGGCTCCGAGCGCCAGGCCCAGGTCCCAGACGGCGGTCGCCGAACCGACGGTGTTGGTGCTGGTGTAGGTGCCGGCGGCCATGGCCGCGTGAATGACCTCGTCATGCTTGCGACCGAGTGCCATGCCGGCCGTCCTCTAGGCTTCACCCACCGCCTGGACACTCATTTTCTCGAGGTCGTCCTCGCGGATATATTCCGCCGCCTGATAGTTGACGAAGTCGACCTTGACCCGGGTCCGCCCGGCGTTCATCGGCACCAGGTCCTGGATCGTCCCGGTCGGCGGCATCTGCACCGCCGTGCCGGTTTTCGCCAGCATGAAATAGGCACTCTTGGCGTCGGTCTCGTCGGTCGACGAAACCGTGTCGCGCAACCGATAGCCCTTGTCCTGATAAACGTGGGTCACACCGTCGCGATATTTTTCGGTAAACCATTGTGAAGCATCAGCCATTTTCCGTTCCTCTCAAACCGTGCTGAAATGAGCTACGGGCCGAGTGCCACGGTGCCGGGCGGGCTTGCCGATGTCGGTAGGTGCCGCCGGCCGGACGCGGGTCTGTCCCTTCGCGTGCTGCGAATATAGGGCCGGCATGGGTGGCGGTGCATGGCGCACCGCCACCGATACGTCAGGCGGCAGCGGACCAGTCGAATTCCTGGTAGAGCCGCGTCGTCTCGGCGGCGAATGCCTTGTCGAATTTCGGGTTACCCGGATCATTGCGCGGATCGGCGTTGCGTTTGGCCAGATCGGCGCGGGTCATCGTCCCGACGTGCTGGCCGGCCTCGCCCGTCTGCAACCCATGCTCGCGCGTCAGCGCCCGCATTTTCTCGAATGCAAGCAGCCCGTCGGCCGTGTCAGCGAGGCCTTTCAGCGCTTCGCCCTCGGCCTCGCTGAACACCTTTTGACCGACCATGTTGTCGATGACGCCGGCGACCTCATCATAGCGCTGAAACCCGGCATTGAGGATTTCCTCGTCGCTGCCGCTCGCCTTGTCTCCAAGAACCTTTCTGGCCTCCTCCAGCGGATCGACCGAGTTGACCAGGCCGGCCTCGATCAGGTCGCCAACGAACTTTTGCGTGAACGCCGGGAGCTGCTTGTCTGTGATCCCCGCCTCGCGCGCAGCTTCGAGGAAAATCGGCATCGCCGGATCATCCTTGCCACCGAGGACGCGCTCGATCTCCGGGGTGGTATCGAGATTGTAGCCGGAGACCTCATCGGGCACCGCCCCGCGCTCACCGAGCGACTTGCGGGCGCCATCATACGCGGTCAGAATTTTTCCGATGGTCCCTTTGGGATCGTCGGCCTTGAACTGGTCCGGCAGGTTGTCGGGCAGCCAGTCCGGCTGCCCGCCGCCGGCACCGCCATCACCAGAACCACCGTCTCCGTCAGAACCGCCGGCGCCTTCGCCATCCGGGGCCCACGCGATTTGAAACAGTCTCCAGAATTCCATCTATTTGCTCCTCTTGCTCCTTTTCGGCGCCGCCTGGCCTTCGGCAATCGCCGCCTCGATCATCCGCACGATTTGATTTTGGCCGTGCCGCATGGTGACGTAGGGTGCCATTTGCTCGAAAGTGATCGGCTCCTGGTGACCGACCTGGATCGGAACCATGTCGCGACCCACGGTTTCGCTTCGGAGCCAGTCGAGCACAACACGGCCATCATCGGTCGCAAACAGCCTGGCCACGGCGAGCGCGATGTCGCGGCGCTTCGAGGCCATCGCCCGGGTGGCCGCGTCCATTTTCGGTCCCACGCCCTCGAGACCATCCCAGCCGACGCTCGTCAGTTCCTGCAAAGCCGTCATGGGGTCCATCAGTTTACCGCCGCTCCGTTCTGTGCCGGCGCCGGCGCATTACCGCCGCCGGCACCACTGGCCTGATCGATCATCGTCTGCGCCTTGCCGCTGGCGAGTTGGTCAATGATCGTCTCTAGAATCTTGTTTTCCTTGTCGTCCCGGATGAACCGTTCCTCGACACCGAGTAAACGCCCGAGCTCCGGCAACAGGGTCTCGAAGCGGGCCACCATCGCGGCCTGTTCCGGGCCGGAGATTTGCAGCATGATCGACACCCACTCGACCATTTTCTGGGCCATGTCGGCCTGCTGTCCGCTGGCAATCGGACTGACCACCTTCATGGCGGTAACGAGCTGATCGATCTTGATCTTTGTGGACAGCATCCCCTTGCGCTCAAGCACATCGATCACGCGCTTGACGAGCGGCACGATGATCTCGAGCGTCAGCCGGCCGTAAACGCCGCCGAGGTCCTGGGCCAGGCGCTTCATCCGCTCGACGATTTCTGTCGGTGAGCGCACGGCGCCCGCCTCCGGCGGCAGAGTGTCGTCGAACGTTGCCTGTTTGACCGCCTCCCTTTCGTCGTCGATGACGACCGAGGAGATGTCGAAAGACCCCGGCAGATCGAGCTTGGCCAGCGACGGCCCGAGCCCACCGCCGGTTGAGCTCACCGCAATCATGGCGTTCGGCACAAAATTCGCCGTGTCCGGGTTGAACACGCTATCATCGCGATAAATCCAAATCCCCATGATGGCAATCGCGGCGGCGCGGAGCACCATCTCGCGGGCCTTGTTCAGCGTCTTGATGTTCGGCATGGCGATCATGCCCGGCCCGCGGCCATAGGGCTCACCGGGGACAACGTAAAAACGCGGCGTCAGCCAGGGCGTCACCCGGAAATTCTCGCTCCAGATCGCCGGATCGTCGGCAGGGGCATCTTCCCAAAACACCGTCAGGACCCAAATCTTCAGCTTCGGATCATAGATCGTCGCCTGCACGATGGTCACATCGCTCGACTCATTCTGGCGCATCTTTTCTCGCAGCTTGTCGCCGAACGCGCCATCCGGCCACATATCGCGCAGTTCGTTCACATCCCACTTTTTGCGCCAGTAGACACCACGCACCCGGTTGAAGCCGTCGGTCTCGAGCGCGAGCTCATGATAAGGCACCGAGACGCACTCGATGACATCGTCATCGTCGCCCTCCCGGATCAGCATCGCACCGGTACCCGCGAAAAGAACGAGATACATCTCGTGACTGGCGACGTGAAACGTCGAGGTCCTGAGAGCCGCGTGAACAACTTTCGAGATGTCCTGCAGCGCTCGGGTGAATTCCGCCTTGTCGACACCGAGGCGCTCTGCGGCCGGCCCTGGCTCGAGCTGGAAGAAATCGGCAAAAAGCGGCGTCAGGTAGTCCTGCATCCGGCCGGCGAACCGGACGGCCGCCTTCGGAGCCGTGCCGTCGAAAATGCGATCGGTCCGCTTTGCGGCCTTGCTTTCGTATTCGCCGGCATTGCGATAGGGGATTGCGTACCGGTAGACTTCATCGGCGAGATAATCCCAGCGCCTGCGGTACTGAAAGGCCTTCGCGGATTTCTTGCGCAGCCGCTTGATCGAGCTCTGCTCGGGGTCTGTTTTCGCCGCTTCCATGATGTCAGCCGCCGAGCTTCTTGGCGAGCCCGCGGGCACCCGTCTCCACGAATGTCAGCAATCCGAGACGACCACGCCCGGGACGTCGTGCGGCCCGTGAGCGCCGCTCCAGATCGGCCGCTTCCTTGCGCCGCTTATCGGCTTCGGCCTTGATGCGAGCCGTTTCTGCCCGTGCCGTGGCTTCGTTGCGCCGGAGCCTGGCCGTCTCTGCCTGCGCACGCGCCGCCTGGGCCCGGCGCAATCTCTCCTGCTCGGCCCGGAACGACGCCTCGGCGCCCTTGCGCACCGCCCGCGCCGTCGTGCCTTCGCTCAGTCCGACGCTGCTCGTGACATTCCGAAATGTTTTGCGCACCGATCGGCCGACGCTTCTGACTATCTTCGACATCCCGCATCTCCCAAATCTGCATGACCCCATCGGTGCCGATGTGTGTCATCCCGAGCAGCGCGACCATCCGGCCGCCGGCCTCGTTGCCCACAACCACACGGGCCGTCACCGGGCCGGCAAAACGCACCACCTTCCCGGCCAGAACCCCTCGAACGTGCCGGATCACACCGAGCATGTGACGCGCGGCCCCATCGCCGAAAAGGGACCAAAGCTCGGCCCCATCGCCGACACTTGCTATACCAGCGACGCACAAGGCGGTGCATGGCGGCACGTCGTAAGCCCACACGGGCCCCGCCCGCATCTGCCGGCGAAAGGCCGCGAGCTTGTCCGGGTCCGGCCCCAGGCCACCGTTCAGGTCACCAAGCACGCTGATCAGATCGGAATAGCGCGCCGGCCGCGCCGTGACGGTCATGACTCGAACACGTTGAAATCTGATTTGCCGATTGTCGTGCCACGGCTGCCCCGCCGTGACCTGATCTCCCGGCTGCCGGAGATCACGCCATAGCGACCCTTCTCGCCCAGGAGTAGATACTGCAAGGCGTCATGCGGGTTGCTCCAATCATTCTTTTCCGGCTTGTCGGAATAGCGCTCACCGCCACCGACCAGGCTCCGCTTGTAACGGTAATGGGAGGCGAAGCCCTTGCGCAGCATCGGCGTTGCGCCCCGGCTCAGGATGAACGCCGGCGTCTGGGAATCGATCATGAACGTCAGTTCGTCCTTGACCGCCGTCAGGCGCGGCTCGATCTCGTTGGTTTCCGTCGGCAGAATAGGAAAGCCGAGCTCCCGGGCGACGATTTCCGCCCACGCGAATTCACCCGCCTCCTTGTCGGCGCCGGTGAACCCGGCCGGATCACACCAACCCATTTGGATCGCAGCATTCGGTGCGACATCGCCTAACACCTGCTTGAACTGCGCGGCGAACCGCCGGGCATTCATCCGGCCGGGCACGACCTCGGCGAGGATGCGCCACTGGCCGAGCGATGTGCGCTGGGCGATGACACCTGCCGGTCGGGTCAATCCCTGGTCGAAGCCGACCTTCACCGGTAAATTATCGCTTGCCTTCAGCGGCGCGGCCGACAAATGCAGCGCATCGGAATATTCCGGGTAGACCGGCTCGCCTTCTTCCGAGGGGCCGTATTCACAGTCGATGAACCGGGTGATCCAGCGCGGCTTCTTGGCGTTGAGCCGGATCAGGCGATCATAGTATCCGTCCGGCAAATTCTGCACGTTTTCGGCCCGACCGGTCCTGGCGCCGGGCTGGCGATAGAGCGTGTAGCCCTCGACGCGCTGTTCGTCGAAGGCTTTGACAAACCAGTGATCGATATCCGGCGCGTTCAGATCGCCGACCACATAGGGCCGATAACTGTCACCCGGTCGCAGTTGCTTTTTCGGCGGATAGCGCCCGATCCGCCCGATCGCATTGGTCAACACCGTTTCGGGCATCTGGTCCATTTCGTAGAGCCAGAACGCCGTCGGCTCGAAACCGCGCATAAACGGCTGGACCGCTTGTTCGCCGATGGCGGCGAAGATTACCTCGCATTCCACCTGCACCACGACCCCACCGCGGATCACCTTGAACCCCACCTTGTGAAACGCCTGGCGCCCGCCACCACCCTTCAGTTCGGCCTCGAAAAAATTGTCCGTCGTCCGCGGCAGCCACTCGAAATAAGTCGGGAACAAGTTGCGCTCGATCTGGCCGTAGGTGTTGCCGATGATCGCCAGGCGATAACGGATTTTTCCATCCCGGCAGATCGGCATCTGCCCAGCGTTGAGCAGCATGTCGTAAACGCACGAGACTGACTTGCCACCGCCGACCGGACCCATTATCGCCCGGACCTCGCTGGTCCGGTCCAGCAGGAACGCCTCGGCGACCGGACCCGCCGGCTTGAACGTCCGGAAATTCTCGACATCGTTGCCGCCGCCGTTCATGGCCGCACCTCGGCAATCACGCGCGCGCGGCACCCCCCGACCCCCCGATGTGTCAACAAAATTTTCCGCACCCTGCCCTCGCAGGGACTTTTCAAAAAGTGAAAACGGTGCGGGACACCCACCTTAAAAATAATCCCCCCCCGACTTCTGGGGGGCCTCTTTTTTTGCCGGCGCGGGCGCTGGGCCACTGATTTCCAATCAGCGAGATCGAAATCAATTTTTGTAGAAGTATCAGTCACTTGGCGTCGTCGTCCGACTGCGCGAGATCCGACAAATCGCGATCGCCATCGCTAACCTCTTGAATTTCCTCGATTTCTGCGAGCGGCAGTCCGAGCCCAATCGGCGCGTCGGATGACGCGCCCAGGTTGATCTGGATGATGCCCCCGCCCGAGCCCTCGGCCTCGACCGCCACCGGCTGCTTTTGCTCGACGTACGGCAGCGCCGCCACGGCCGCCGAGACCCGCAGCTTGACGACGTCGATCAGGCTCTCCGCGCCCAGCTCGCGCGCCAGCTCGCGCGTGTCGCGATTAGCCAGCTCGACTAGCACCTCGAGCGGCGATCGCAGCCCGCGCTACCGGAGCAGCCAGTCGACCATCTCCTTAGTGCGCCGGTTCCGAGCGCCCGCCGGCCGGCCAGGCCCGCGCGCTGCACGCCCACCCGCCCCAGTCGGCGCGTCATCGTCGCCCGGCAGCATCGACAGCTGCTCGCCGCCCGCCGCCGGCGCCTCACCAACCCCCACAGTCTCAATCGCCGCCGCGATGCCCGCCTTTTCCCCGATCACCGCTAATAAACCCCTGATATTTAATTAGAATTGCTACAACTGTCCCACTGACTGGAACAAGCGTTACAGCGCTGTTACACCAAAAAAGACCGACATAACAAACACTTACCATACGTTTGTAACGTGTAGCGATGTAACACACGCTCACGTGTGCGCGCGCGTGAGCGTGCCTATGCGAGATCATTGAGTGGTACAGCGTTACAGTGGGATTATCGCGCGTTAAGTTATTGAAACAACAACAAAAATCCAATGTAACACCAGTGTAACACTCACGCCGCCGGCGTTACAAACCCCCACCTCAAGACCTCAAGAATTTTCTGATCTTAAAATGGGTCGGGGTAGCGGTGCATGGCCGAGCGCTTTTATTTGCTGCCCGGGTCAGGATCAGCCAGAAATCGCTCCAGCGCTCGCATCACGACGGCCGTGAATGTCGGGCTCACGGTCTGGCGATCTCGCCATGCATTGATCCGCGCGACGAGATCTTCATCAAAGCGGATTGTCATCGATTTTTTGCTGGTCATGCGACTTTTTAGCATGCGTGACTTGACGTGTCAATACATGCATGCTAAATGATCGACATCGGCCGGCACGGAGCCGCTGACACGTCAGTCTAGGAGAGACGATATGACTACGAACAAACTCAACGAAGTGCAGAAGATGGTTGACGAGCTAATCAGCCACAACCCGAGCGGGTATGAAGTCGTCCGACATTGGCACCGTGGAGTGCTAGCCGGGCACCAGATCAAGGGTGATTATTTGTGGATTATCGCCGTAAGAACTCCCGCGATGCGTCAAACCGGCACGGCGTTACAAATCGGGGTATCTCACTATCCGATCAACAGCGCGACTTATCATGCCAACGATCGGCTAGGAAGCAACATTCGTACCTGCGATCCAATTGAGCCTCAGCTCGCCGGGCTCGCCGAGGAATTGAGCCGGTGACACGTCGAATGACGGCTACGGAGCTGCAACAAGCCGGGGTGGCCCTGTTCGGGCCATCCCATTGGCAAACAAATCTCGCATTGCTCCTGCTCGGCAAGCGCGGCAGCGAGACCAGCCGGATTCGCAACTGGCTCGCCGGCGAGCCAATCCCCGCAGGCATCCGCAGGGACCTGGTCGCTGCGCTCAGACAAAAGGCGCGCGAGGCGACTGAAGTGGCCGATCGGCTTTGTGATTTAGAGCGCTAAGTGCATAAAATCAGCAAATAGATTACCATCACTCCACGCTCCCCATGCAGCCCTTGTCACCATAGAGCCCGTCGAGGCTGATCATCGTGCACCGGCAGTTGCCGCCGGCGACCCGCATCTGGCGCATATCCCAGAGTTCGCGCGGCGCCTGGCGCAGTGCGTTGGCCCACACGCCGGCGGTTTCGTCCCCGCCCCACGTGCTGTCGGCAAAGAGCGCCCGGGTTTTAGGATGTTGGTTCGGCACCGCGAGCCAGAACACGCCGCCGGGCCGCTTGTCGCGAGCCCGCCAGAGCCCGAGACCGGCCTGCGCCAGCGTCTCGCGGGTCAGGGTAAAGTCTATTTCCTGGTTGCGGTTGAATTTTTCCAGGACCTGCCCTACTGTCTGGCGCTGACCGCCCTTCCAGGCATCGACGTCGACCGACAGCATGTGATTGAGCGCCATCAACCAGTTCGGCGCCGCGTCTTCGAACTCGGCCATGTCATCGATCGCCAGCAGGCGCCGCCAGGCGCTCAAATCCTCGCCCATCGGCACATCCAGGGCCTCGAAGCGCTCGCCGATCACGAGCTCCGCGCACGCCAGCAGTGTACCATAGGTGTCCTGGCCACGGCCATCGTGTCCGGCGGCCGCCAGTTGCTCGCGATAAGCCGCATGCTTGTCGCCGAATGACGGCCAGCCGTCCATCAGCCGGCGCAGCATCATCGACCCGGCGATGGCCAGCGCCTGATCCGTGATGTCAGGCTCCTTGCCGGAAATCGGCCCAAGCTTGAGCATGGCCATGCGCGATAAATCCTGCGCCTGCAGCGGCGGTGTATTGATGGACGAAAAAAGGAAAGCACTCCGGGCCTGGAATTCGGCGCCCACGTGTTTGTCGCCGCCGCGCAGGATGGGCCCACCGGAGAAGGCGGCCCGCATCAGATCAATCACCGCTTTGTTGCGCCGCCCGTCCTTTTTTCCCTCGATCTCATCGATGCCAACCGCCAAGCTATCATTGCCGATCTTTTGCCAGATGCCGGCGGCGGTTGCGTCGACCGCTTGTATAATCCACGACCCCATGACCGCTTTTATTTTCTCCTGCAGTACCGATTTACCGGTCCCCTTATCGCCAAGGATATAGACCGCCGGGCGATTTTTCAGAGCCCCGCCGAGAAACGCCGCCGCGATCCAGCCGAGCAGCAGCACCGGGTCGAGGTCCGGCCGGGCCCAGTTCCAAGTCCGGAACAACGGCAGCAACAGCAGCGCCGGATCGTGCTCGCGGCTCATTTCCATGTGCCACGGCTGCGGCAGCGCCGGCCGCGCCGGATAGACGCAGCCGTCGATTTCCTTCGGCTCCATCAGGCTCCCCTGATAGAGAATTTTGCGCCCGGTATGCAGCACAAGACCGCCGTGCGCGTCGCGCCAGGCGCCGCGCCCCCGGACCTTGTCGGCGTCCGACCAGGTGCCGCGCCGGGCGCAAGCGTCGGATAGGCATTCGTATGCCTGTTCGTTGCGCCAACCGACAATGAGGCCGTCCTTGTTGTGCCGCGGCCATGCCCAATAGAGATATTGCGACCGGCCCATAAAGAGCGACGTCGTAAAGGCCCGGCCAAATTGGCCACACGTCACGGCCCGCAGCTGATTGATGGTGTCCAGAAAATAATAGAGATCGCCATCGACGCCGAGCGGGGTCACCGGGCAGTCGGGCGGCAGCCCCAGTAGATCGGGCTCCCAGGCGCCGGCATCGCACCCAGTGCGCACGGTCAGATCGACGATCGACGGGTCGCTGGCGACCGCCGGATTGACCACGTCCTCGGCCCGCGCCAGGTCGTAGCGGATTGCCGTCACGCCGGCCCCGGGGCCATCGTCGGCCGGGCTCATTTTCCGGCCCCGCCGGCGCGCCGGCCAGCCCGGCCGTTCGACCTGCGGGTCTTAGGCTTCGGCTTTGACGCGCCTTGCGACGTCTTCGGCCCCTTTTTATGTGATAATACGACTCTCTCGAAACCCGACGGTGCTTTGCGGGTTGTCCGCCGCCAGACCCCGTCGTCCGGCAACAGGGGTCGGGGTGGCGCACTCGCCATCTCTCGGGCCGCGGCCTGGCGCTCGGCCACCCCCACCAGCTCCGGCATCAGGCGATGGAAGATTTGGTAGGCGACCGTCATGCAAAGCGGCAGACCCGCCCAGCCAGCCGGGTCGAGCATCACGTGATCCCCGGCGACGAACCGGTAAAGACTTTCCGGCGGATCGTCCGGGTGACCGAGGACAAACCCAACCATCTCGGTGATCGTCCGGGCCTCGTCGCCCCGCCCGGCCCGCCCCCCGCCGTACCAATACCGCCCGTCGAGACTCTGGTCGCCCATCGGCTCGCGCCAGGTCGCGATCAGCTCGAACGCGCTCGCCGCCGCCCCGCTCGCCACCGCGATCGCCTCGTCGCGCAGCAGCCGCCGCTGCGGCAGGCTGCTCAAATCGACAAAATCATCCGCCAGCGCCATCACCACCCCCCTTCGCCTTAAAGTCGCCCGTTGGTCGAGACAACAGCCCGTCATTCTCGACGTGAAACTGATCTTCCTCCGATGTGGATGCCAGTTCGGTGGCATCGGGCCGATACCATTCAAATGCAGGGGTGCTCACCTCAAGCAACTCTGGCGCGGCATCGAACAGGCTATAAGCCAATCCATCACACCCCGGATTAACACACGACATCATCACCGGCGCCACGCCCTTATCTCGCTCCACCG